CCCTATTTTTTCTGCGTTCATAACCGCCAATGCGTTAAGGGCATCACAGCGAACTTCAATACCGCCAATAAGTTCAAGCAATCCCGTGAGCGGATTAAGGCTAATCACTTGTTCTCCGTCTACAGTCATAGCCAATCCCTGTTGGCTATTAACATCAACGCGCACGCGATGTTCCCCAACTAAACCTTCGGCAACATACCCTGTTTCAATTAGTTCTATTAAATAATTAACGGCAGTTTGAAGCCGCTTGTCCGTTGCATCAAATGATTTTGCGGCGCTAAATTTCCCCATTTATCGCTACCTCGATTTTCCTGTAAGTCGGAACCTTCGTTCAATGTTATAAAGATAAACAAGATATGCATCGTTCGCGCTTTTAATTTCTATCTTAATGCGATAATGATGTGCGCGCGATATCGCAAATGTCGGAAGGTATACCGTAATGATTTCGCCGTCGCCATTAAAGACATATCCACCAGAGGGTTCAAGCGCAATAAAATCGTCTGCGTTTGCAGATAAACTATACGATATGTTTATTTCTGCCTGCGCATCTTTTGTTCCTTCGATATAAAGCAATACCTCGGTTACGGTTCCCGATTCAGAAGGATTAGTATTATATGCCTTGCTTACAATATACGGCAAAACGTTTGTATCTAGGCATCCCATGTCATAAGAAAAAACAAAGGCTCTTGGCGTAGACATGATTGACCCAAACAGGATCACTCTTTTGCGATCATACGAAGGAACATATTGAGCAAAAAAGTCATTCGTTCCCGCGCCGATATCGGCGGCAGAAAACCCTGAACGCTTCCACCATGTCCGCGTTTCATAATGATATTCATAGATAAATCGATTTTCCATTGTTCGGTCATAAAGATAAAGATGATCTGCGATCGCGACAAGCGACCATTCTTCGCCCGTAAAGGAAATTCCACCCAACACCCCATTGCTTGACTGATTGTTGATAATTATCGGTCGCGAAATAATGCGCGGGTGTGAATTCCCGTCAAAGGAATACACCTTATCGTCATAAAGAAAGAACGCCATATTGTGCGCCGTTGTAATTTTACTGAATCCATACGGATGCGTAAATGTATCGATCCCAACGTCTGCTATGACAAGCGTCAATTGAAATGAATCCGGACTATGCCCGCGAAACACATAAATATTATGGTGCGTAAAGATGAAAAGGTCGCCACCAATCTTAGAAATATCAAGCAATGCTACTTCATCTTCTATTGTCCAGAATCCCGCATCATCAACCACATACCCCATGCCCGTTGGTGCGGTTCCAATCGTGATTGTGTCCGGCGTTGCGCCGCCTTGTGTCCATCCGGATTGCGTGATAGAGTCAATCGACTGAAACGCCTTGGAGGACTGAACCATGCCTTCGGCAAGAGTTAGTATTTCTGTTTGCGCCGCCCCCAATCCGTTTTTTCCGACTACGGTTACAATGCCTAGCGTATCGAGCGTGTCCGTTTTTGTAACGGTAGCCGTTATCTGTCGTGTTGTATTCGGCTGTGCGGCAATCGTGAATGATTCGTTTCCGCAATTTCGCGTAGTAACAATGGCATCTGCATCATACTCCATTGAATACCACGAGAACAAATCTCCTCCCCGGCACCACCATATTTTATTGTTGGTGTCTATGTAAAAAATTCGGTTTGCGTATGGAACCATCTTGCGCGGACGCGCCGGAACATCAATATACCCATATGCATAGCCATCTTCCGACGCTTTAACATAGTGTATCCTCATGTCCCACGCAACGGAAAAAACATAAAACGTTTCCTGTTCCGTCTTAAAAACCGCGGAAGAATTTTCGTAAATGCGAATATCGCTTCTAGGCTCATAGGCAAACTGCATGGTATAGTCTGTAATCAAAACGGTTTCTGTCGCATATGTATACTGACAACGAAGGATGCTCCATGTTGTCGCCGTCGAACACATTAAATAAAAAACATCAATGCTTGCAGTAGATTCATCGGAATGAATACATTGCTCAATCTTACCAACCATATCTTCGACTTCCGACCCGATGGCATCCAACGCAGATTTTGTGTTAAAGGCAATACAATCATCTCGATACAATGACACGTCAAGCATGTCTGATTGCATGGAATCGTCAATCACCGAAGGTGGCATATAACTATTAAGCCCTGCTGTCGGGCGTGTCATAACTTTCCCTACCTGATTCGTTATTCCACGACGATATTTATACATCAACAAATCCCTTCTTTATTACCTAAGCCATTGCGGGTTTTCTTTCCGCTTGTTCGGCGCGATAATCTCTTGTCTCATTTTCTGCCTACGCAAATTGCGCAATATTTCTTCTGCTTCACCTGCAAATCGGTTGGATTGTCCAGCGTCCGGCGAAGATCCCCTTGCACACATTTCATAACATGCGTAATATGCAAGATACTCGTGATATTTCGCATCAAATTCCGGCTCAAAATCTAAGTCAGAGATGGACAAGTCTTGTAGCAATCTCCGATATCGAATAGAAATTGGAACGCCGGATGCAACCGGAGCAGGATTCATTATCAAAGACTTTGCGCCCGTAGACGAGTATCCCTGATAAATACAACATTCCGACATCGGACGATCATTCTTATATCCAATAGAATATGACGTGTATTCATATCGTCCAAGCCGAACACCTACGGAAATCAAGTCCGCTTCGCCCTCAACGGCATCAATAACCCATCCTGCACTCGTGACAGATGTAATCGTATCGTAATATCTATCACCATATATGGTGCTATCTGCTATTGGCGTTAATGTTTCGGTAACATTTTCGTCCGATATTGTTCCAACAATCGTTATTGTCCCGAGTGTATCCGTTGTCCCGGAAGATGTATGTGTTATAGACACACGACTCGGAGAAGCCGGGCTATCGGCAACCGTATACGCCCCGACTGCCATGTCTGTTTGAGCAACGATCCGCGTTGTCTCCGGCACGTTTGAGCCAACTTCAAACAATTCAATTTGAGATATATCAGTAATTCCATCCGGAAAACTATATTCATCAACATATGCAACAGTAGAAAGGCTTTCGTCTACGACAACAACGTCGAAGATTTCAGAAAGTGTTTTCTGTCCGACGTTCATAAATTTTATTTTTTCGGTGTCGCTTGTCGCATCGCGATATAAGTCTTGAATAAGCGAAAGCAATTCTCGCACGGTCATTTTTATTGTCCTCCCATTGCCTTGTTTTTATTGTGTATCGCTTTAATGCGTCTGTATAAACCACACAATAAATCCAACGCCAATCATCCCAACCGACCCTGCCGCACCCCACAAAGCCTTCGTTAAGGATGCCATCTGTTTTACGAGATATTGCATATCTGTAGACAGTTGCGTGATTGCCATTCCTTGATTCTCCATTTTGATGCTACCTTCCTTCAATCTAATCTCTATCTGATCTTGCCAATGTTGAAGCCGTTCAAAGCGCTCTTCGCATACTTTGTTAATTTCGTTTGCCATCGCCATAACTGACATTCTCCTTTGCGCATTATTTATTATGCCGTAAGCCCGACCATCGTAACATGAACTGTCGTTGAATTTGCAATCACCGTCGATGAATCATATTTCGTTACTACGACCGCATTACCCGACGAATACCCGCGAATCATTGACCCGCCGTTTTCATTATACCCGTCGCCCGATGTGCGAACCGGATATTGGATGGGAAGTCCCGTCAAGATTAAAAGCCCGTCGCCCGTGCCCTTCGTCGTGATGGTGCACGCGATTTGATAGACCAATATTTTTCCAATCCGATAATAACTATATGTCGCAGATGCTGTAGTGATCGTTCCGACTGACGCTGTGGGTGTCAGATTTCCTGATCCTGTCGTTATCGCAACGCCGTGAACGGTGCCCGTCAAAACCGATAAGTCCGAATGAGCCTTAAGCGCCACATCCAAATCATCAATAGACGTGGTGAGCGGGTCGCTGTCCGTGACATAATTATCTTCGGTATAGGTTTGACTGCCAATGGCATCATTGGTGTCCTTGAGGGCAACATCAAGATCGTCAACCGAACTCGTTAAATCATCGTCACTTGTTACATAATTTTCTTCGGTATACGTTAAATCGCCAACATTATCAGAGACATCCTTAAGCGCAACATCGAGCGCGTCAATGGACGCGGTAGCAGATTCTTCGCTTGTTACATAATTTTCTTCGGAATAAAGTTGCGTTCCAATCATCCCATAAAGAATGGTCGCGTCATGTTCGGGAATGGGCGTAGGATCAACAACGTCAACAGGAATGTAGTAGAGCGACTTTCCAACCGTCATTTCGTGCGCCTTAGATTTCCATACCTCGGTAGTGTGCGGTTCTTCTAAATCGCGAACAACAAGTTGAACATAAATCTTTCCGTCTGTAATCAGAATTCCATCTGTCAGTTCTATGTCGAAAGTAAACGATCCGCTACTTCCATTATAATATCCCTTTTCAATCACTTGACCATCTGCGGTTAAAAAAGAAACGTATGCAAGTTTACCATTAATATATGTTTTTAAGTCGTCGTCTAAATTTACTGTAACCGTTAGCCCTTCCTCTCCTTGCATACCAAGAAGATTAACGTCAGCGGAGATTGTTTTATCGTATTCGACCGTTAATGTTGCCATAATAAACTCCTTGTTAAACCGAGATAACAACCGAACCGTTAAACCAATTATTGTCAAACTGCGCCATATAGGAATTCATCTCCCCTACTGTCACCTCACGCCCCAGCGCGGCATTGAGGTCGGTGAGGTCGATCAATATAACATCATCCGCGTATGATGCGTCAACAGTATCAGCACTTGTTGACCCAAAATACAAATGCGTGCCGCCGCCAACGACCGTTCTGCGCACGTATCCGGTATGCCATTCCCCGTCAGTTTCGAGATTCTGCGCAAATACACGACCATCATACATACCCGTACCGTCAGACAACACAAGGGTTGACCGCCATGTCGACCGATTGTATTTACAAAACGCAATGACATCGTGCCCCGTTTCTATTGCAACAAATTGGCGGCAAAACCCCTCCCCGCCCGTAGTAACAAACTGTCCGTCTATCACCGCTGCGTTGCTGACAAAAACCCATCCAGTCTTCCCGTTCGAAAAATCGCCGTTGGTTATGAGGTTGGTCAGGGTTACGTTTGTCGTAGGCGATAAGCGACGAAGGCGTGAAGACTCATATCCATATTGGCGAAATCTGCTTTTGAACATGTGCTGTGCTCCTTACGAATCCCACAATAAGACCTGAATCGTTGCCGCATTGCCGTCCGAAATGTATGAAATTACGTCAACGGAAACAAGGTCTAGCGCTTGTCCTGCAACCAGTTTTATTCCGTTTGCCGTCGTCGCTGTGGCGTCAGGATTTATATAAACCGTACCAACTAAGACAGAAAAGGTACACGACTGACCCCTTGCTTCAATCCCACCGGTAGCGAGTATGCCGACCTTAATCTTGTCTGCGCCGCCTGCCGTTACCCATCCAGCGCCTGTGATCGAGGTTACGGTCTTGAAGTATTCTGTGGTATAGACAGTTGAGCCTGCTACAGGAACAACAACGTTCGTTATTGTTTTGTTGGCGATGTTTGTTCCAACAACAGTAATCGTTCCCATCGTATCCGCATCTCCGGTAGCGGCTACGTTAATCCCAATCCTGCTTGGCGATGTTGGTTGAGCGGCAACGGTATATGCGCCGACTTTCATGTCTGCTTCGGTGACGACCAAATCATCATCCGCACCCGTCTGAACAGAACAGTTGGGTAAAAAAGCAACAATCCGACCAAACCCTTCTTTAACGATATTCATATACATATGCTCCTTTGTTTTGTAATAACAAAAAGAGGGTGTAGAAATAAACTCTCTTTTCTATTCATCTCTACACCCTCTTTCCTGTTTGTTCGCTATCGCGGAATCATGCTCACATCTGGCTGTCCACTAAAGCAGGACCTCTCTATTGTTGTATTAGATTTCACCAAGCGCAGGATACTCAACGTTGTTTGCATTGCTCGTCGAGCATCGGTTGTCTTGTGCAAGAGCGTCGTTGCAAACAATACACCCTGCCATTGCAGACCCTTTTGCCGCCGCCGTAATCAAGCGATTGCCGATAACATACGACTTTTTTTCCGCATCGTTGATGCAAGCAAGACCCGTGCTCATAACGTTGTCCTTGATAAGCCCGTACTTGCCTGCCGCAAATGTAGCCGATCCGGAAATGTCAACGCCCATGTTTGCGCCCTGAATGAGGTTTCCAACGATAACGAGATCGTCTGCCTGTCCTTCGCCAATCTCAATGACCGCATCCGTATAACCGCCCTTAAATACGCAGTTGATGACCTGCAAGTTGACACCGCCCGTAGAAATGATTGCGCCTGTAGCCGCTGTCGTAGAGTCGCCCATGAACTCGCATCCGATGAACGCGATTCCGTGCTGTCCAGTAATGGTAAAAATGTCACCACCAGAAGCAGTCGGACCCTTGAACATCACGTTGATGAACCGGCATCCCATGTACGAAGTCGTAGCCGCAACCGTGTGGTTTCCAATCAACTGAGGCTTTGCCTTCCAGTCTGTAGAGCCTACGCCGATAATATCGGTCTTCTGCGCAAGCGCAGTTAGGTTTTCGCCTTCGGTCGTTTTGGTCTGGTCGCCCTTGAAGAAAATGCGGTTCCGTGCCGCCCACCCCGTAGACGCCGCCGCAATAGACGCGTGCGACGCGGCAAGAGCAACGGACAACTTCTTATAGGCAGTCGCCCAAGAAAGACCGTCGTTTGTGTCGGCTCCGCCGTTACTGTCTACATAGTACGTCTTGTAATAGGTCGAGCCTAAAGACGCACCCGCATTGTAAAGTGAACCGTTTTCGTCAAAAACCGGTACTACAGTTCCAGTCGCATTGTACACACCATATTGATGAAGCCCTGCGCTTGAATCATAGTACCATCCCTTTGTGATTGAATTACCCATAATCGTTACTTCCTTTCATTAATAGAAGGAGTCTGTAGCGGGGAACAAGGAGGATGTTCCCCGCGCTACATACTTCCTATCTGAACGAATTACGCGCCTGTGCTTGCTACGATGCCATAGCCGGGAGTTGTAATCCCAACGCCGTAACATTCTCTGGCAACGCCCTTATACGTAAAGTCCTCGTCTTCTTCCCACGCCTTGAGCCGCAATCCGCTATGCTTCTGCAAAACACAACCGGACTTCGGAAGTCCTTTGTCGAGCAAGAACCACGGCGAAACCGGCGTAGCGCCGCTGTCGTCATAATCGAAATATACGTTTGAGGTGATCGTTACGGGCGCAACCTTCGAAACAGAGTTTATCGTGTTGGACAACTCCATTGCCAAAAGACTTGACCCCAAAATCTCAACGGCTTCGAACATTTTGTTCGGGTGGATTGCTAAGTGCGTCGGACGCGTTTTGATCGGCTTTCCGCCCTGATCGTAAATGCTGTTAAACTTGTTTGCCGCCGCCTTGAAGTTGTTAGTAGTTAGCGCGCCTGTCGCAAGGTTGTCGTTCAAAAGAGAAGAATTGCAAAGCGGGTGTGAAGCAGATGCAAGCGCTACGCCATCGGCTCCGGTGTCGGTAAACATGTCGTTATACGCGTCTGCAACCAATTCTTCTTTGTATTGAATCATTCTGGTAACGAGTTGTTCGCCAAAGGTGGCTTCAACAACGTTATACAAATCAAACTCAATGGACGGAATGGATGCGCTAACGCCCATCTCAATCCATTGAGACACGATTGTTGTCTGGTGGTCTTCACCAATCTTGTCATAAATGATTGCCGATCCCTCGCGGTGAACGCGCGGAGAACCAAGCGCACCGATGGTCTGATAAATGCCGGTTTGCTTTTCTTCCATAACTTCGCGACAAATCGCAGGATACATAAGTTCATATTGCTTCTGCAGGGCGGCGTTAAAGACCTCGCTTATACCCGCAAGAATTAGATTGGGAATATCGCTGATTCTTCCTGTAGCCATAGTAAAATACCTCTTTTCTTAAGATAATCATGTGTCGCGATTTATCCGGCGTACAAGTACAAAGGATTAACGCGAGCCATTGCCGTGTTTCTGGTGTTGTCATACGAAGACAAAATCAAGGGTCCGGTTGTGTCGTCCGGGTCGATGGAAAAGTCGTGAGAACTTACAGAAATATCAAAATCCTGTCCGACATCTGCCGCGGCAAAGGTTGTCTTTGTTCCGGTTGTGTCAACGTCGATTTCCATTTCGACTCCAGTAAGCGGATAGAAAATTCCGATATCGCCTTCGTCATAACCATCTGCCGCGACTCCAATAATGATTTGCGTAGCAATGTTAGCCGAGCCTTCGATTGCGGTGTTGGAATCAACGACGCAAAGCGCGCCCTGCGTTACTCCGCCAGACCCCACAACGAACTCAATGAGCCGAGTAGGATTAACAATATTAACCTTAATCATATCTTTTCTCCTTTACAGATTGTGTTGTTTTTTTAGTTCCAAGAACCGTTCGTTAGATATTGCACCAAACAATTCTTCAAACTCTTGTTTTTTCCTTCGATCTAGTGCACTCAAGGCAACAGGTTTTGTTGCCACATCGTCAGAATAAACGGACGTAATTGTCGTATTCGACTGTTCAGCAAGCGCTCCGACTGCGGCGGCTTGTGCTCTAGTCTTTTCTGGGTTCGCTTCCTGTGGCGCTCCGAACATTGCCAAGCAAATTCGATCTGCTGTCATGCCCGTGTTTTGCACGTTCCGCATGACCAAATCAAGATTCTGATTTAATTGCGGGTACTTTGCAAACAGGCTTGCATTGGCTGTTTGAAACTCAAATCGCGCAATACGTTTTTCGATAGCCGCCATCTTGAGTTCCTGTTCGGCGGTTGTTCGTGCAAAGTCCTCGTCATAGCCCTGCCCAATATATTTTTGAACCAACTTGTTTTTTTGTTCAGAGACAGACCTGTCATTTGCTCCCGCCATGAGCGCTTGCATTTGTTCCTTTGTTTCCTTGAGTTCTTTTTTCAGGGCAATAATTGCCCTCTGTTCTTTAGATGTGACGGTTGTGTGATGATTGACCGGATTGGAACTTTCAGCATCGTCAATCTCGGGGTCATCCTCCAAAACATCTACTTCGCCTGCAACGTTATAGTCTTCGGCGCTTTCGTCAACAACGTCTTCAACAAAATCCTCTGTTTCTTCCTGTTGACCGTTTTCGGATAATTCTTTTGCCTTTGCATTAAAAGAATCTTTGTCAAGGTTCGCCATATTATATTCTCCTTTCCCTATCGCGCGGGATACGCAAATACTGACATCAGAGCGTCAGCCTTCTCAATGAAATAGAATAATCCATTTCTACTTTAATTATATCATAGCCGCGCAACAACAAAATAATTCCACGCCCTTTATGGTTGACGTGGAATTGAATCCATTAAAGCCGAGAAATAGAGTTCCGTTATTTTGCGCCTTTCTTTTGTGCGACATGCGTTGTAACGACCGCCGGCTCTTCTTGATATTGGCGAGAATGTTTTTCTTCTCCGGCAAATAAACTTTGCTCTGCTTTACCTGCCTTCAAAACGTCGCACATATCTTTGAGTTCCTCTGCGGATGCGTGCTTAACGATTTCCGGCGCCATCCCATGCTCAAGATAATATTGCTTCATTTTTTGAGCATCAAGAATTTCTTGTTCAGTCGGGGCAGGCTTTTGATAAAAAGAAAACACAATCTCATGTTTCGGGAACGCCCCGATAATTGCCTTGCGTCCTTCTTTTGTCACCGAGGCCGGATCGTGGATATAAAACCCGATTAAGCGTTGGCGGCGTTCAGACAGGCATCCATAAAACCCGTACTTCTTAATAAACCCCAATATTTTAACGTTCCCCCCATAAAAAGAGTTTTGTCGCAAGTTTAAGTCTGCAATCTTTGTTGTTCCTCCGTCCACACAATTCCAATGGTGCTCCTCGCCGTTTAATATCGGCGTTGGGATTATGTGCGGAAAATAAATTTTGTTTGTTTTTGTGTCGTACATGTTTTTCCTCCTTAAATTTCTTCGAATTAATATTAATTAGGAGCGTATGGAATTGCCCGAAGAATTAACAATTCCCACTCCTTTTGCGCTTATAACCGTTGCCGCTTCTTCTAGCCGCTTCATTTCTAACGCGCTCTTGCGCATCATGGAAAGAGCAATCATATCCACCGAGTTCATTACCACAGAAATCGAATCTTTGGGTACTTTATTCTTTAACTCCATGACAAGCCATTCGCGAAACGTAATCGGGTTTTTCGTTATTGCTCCGCATTTATCTGAAACACATCCGCATCTCGGTATTGATTTTCCGTTTTGTTTAATCGGCGTGTGCGGAAGCGCAAGTGTTTCACATTTCCCGCATACAGGATAATTCAAAATAAGCATCGGGTTCCCGCCGCGCATTACCAAGATTTCCATGAGTTTGTTATCTTGAAATATTTTTTTAGCAAAAGCCGGGTATACCTCCATGAGCGCATTATATACTCCGCGCGATCGCGGATCGTCGTTGAGCAATGACCTATACATTGCGGCTCGATATTGGTCTGCACTATTCGTTACATCCATTATAGTTGTAGCCTCCTAGAGTCTTGCGCAAGCGGTACCGTTCCCATCAGGTTGGACGGTTGAGTTCGAACTCTTGATCCTTGCGGCTGAACGACTTCGCCGGAATTGCCGAGCGGATTGATTTGGTTTGCGTTGAGCAGTTGATCGGCTTCCGACATAATGCTTTCTGACTTCAACTTAAACCCGAGTATCTGTTCCATTTTTTCGCGAGCAACCGTTGCCTCCATAAACGGCTTAACCTGTCCGTCGCGATCCATTACGTTTAACTGCATCAAGGAAACAATCTGATTAAATTGGTCATTCTTCCCGCGCGGGAATCCTGCGGCAAGTTTAACGCGGACATCGAAGTCTAGGTCAATAAGGACGGCTTCGCCCGTGTTTTCGTCAACAACTGTTTCGTAATCGACGATATCCATTCCCGGCTCGGACTGCTTTGCCTTTCTCCGCTTTTCTGCTTCTTCCCCAAAGGCCGGAGTAACTGCGGGCATTTTTGCAAGAGAGGGCATATCAAGCCATATCGAAGATTCTTGTTCATCATCGGCAACATCCCTAAATTTAGTAATCCAAAACGGAATCTCCCACTTCTCTAAGCATAGTTGCAGGCAATACCGATCGCACCATGCCATCGCATCTTGAATGTCCGACGCTTTATCTTTTATGCCGACCGACCCCTGCGAGAGTTGTCCGCTTATTTGTGTGGCTGTTGCCGAAACTCCCTGCTGATACCCTGTCATAATATCGGAAAATCGGGACATTCTCTGCGCCTGTTGTATGTTAAATTGCATTGCTTCCATTATAACTGGATTGATTCCCTGCCCTTGTACGACAAGTATGTTGTTGCGCGGGTCTTTTACAAGGATCGGGTGGGAGGGATCAGAGTCAACATCCTCCACGTTAATCTCGGAGTCGGGATCAATATATGTTTTTGCTTGCGCGTTATGCCGCGCCGCGACTTCAATTTCATCGGCAAGTCGGTTCTGATATATCTGAATATACTTGAGCATTTGCCCGTCACCAAACCCATAGAATTCATTTTCGTGTGGCATCATCCGCGCCATGTAAAACGGATACTGATTGCCGACCATGTTATAAAACGGTTTTTGGGGATTTGATTCGCGAAGAATAAACCCGGAGGAGTCCATTTCAATAAGTTGCAAATTGCCATATTCATTTGTTCTCGTCCATACGTGAAGAAGAACAAACGTATCGGTATCGTCCCGTGTAATATTTTTATTGCTATTGATTGGATATTCAAGCGAAACGGCTTCGGCATATTCATCGCCGTATTCTTTTCGCGCCCACCCAATGCTTTTTTGACCAATCTCGTGAATGATATAATCCGCAAACTGTAAATCTTTTGGGTCTTTTATCTTGCCATCTACCAGAACCTCTCCGATTGAAGGCAATGTGATGCGCGGATAAACAGAAGGTCTGTTTTTGGCTGTTGAAAAACTCTTTTCAAGCATTATGGCAATCCAAGAGTTTCCTACGATTTCATATTTGCGTGTAAAGTCCTTATAGTGCCTCGGCGCATTATTCAATGAACGGCAATACGCGCCTGCGGCTTCAATCTTATCTAAATACCTGCGGTGAAGCGGATTGTTTGAATAATAGTTATAATCTATTTCCGACTCCATCATCATTGCCGTTTGCCCCTCGACAATCGGGGTTATCAACGGAATAACATTACACGGAAAAGACCTGTCATTAACAACGGGATCGCGTTTACAGGAATACAACTTCATGATCGAATCAAATTCTTCAATAAGGCTTGCCAACTCGCCCTTTCGAACGCGATACTTCTCGGCATAGTATTGTCCGCGCAGTCGTTGCTCGTCCGTCATTAGCGCTGTGGCGCTTGTTGTCATTTCCCTTTTGAAAACATCTTCGGGTATTTTTGTTTTTTGAACTACCATTTTTCATCTCCCACGCTTTCACCGTAAGGCACGTGTGCCTTAATGATTCTGTTCCCCTTGTTTTTGCGCCGCTGATATTCTCGATACTTCTCATAAGACAATTTGCCGTCGGCGGTCTTGAACTGCGCCTCTGCCTCTGTTTTTTCACGCGATGATAGATGTGTTTCCGTGTTCATATTAATTATTTGTTGGCAAAGGAGATTGATTTTGTCAATTTGCCGAATCATTTTTCGAACAAGATACAAGGAATATAAAAGACCAAGCATGAGTAACAATATGCTGAATAGAGTAACCGCAAAATAAATGCTAATATTCTCGATCATATTTTAACCCTCGCGCTTTAGATGGAAGTTTATATTTCTCGCCCATAAACCGTCTTCCTTTCATGTATGCCCGCGCTTCCTTGTAAGTGCAAACCTTATCGTTAATCATCTGTAAAAGCGTTTCCGGATAAATATCGCCTTCTAGTTTTTTCCTTTCAGCAACTTCATATGTTACCTGCTGTTCTCTGCCTTGAAGGGCGATTGCAAAAGCCATGACCAAATCATCATGTGCGCCTGCCTCTGCTCCCCACCATATTCCCTTTGTTCTTTTGACTTGCCGCGTAAACGTTAGCATTTCATTAAGCGTTGCTATGTCGTTTATACAATGCATGTGCGTCTCTGTCCAATCCTTAAAAACATAAAGGCTCAACATGCGGTTTCCTGCCGTAGTTCTATACCCATATTTTCTTTCAAGCGCTCCGTCTCGCATTTCATCCGGTGAAACAGATCGCCTATAAATATTATTATACCCTAGTTCGCGAACGCGATGCAATAGAAACGCGCCATCAAAGTTTATTTCTGGAACAAGCAATGCTTCATTATAGTACATTCCAAGCCCAAATATTTGTAGAACGCAAATATCCGGGGATTGAATCGAGTGAAAAACGGCGACTTGTTCGCCTGTAATATTATCAATAACATGAGCGGCAAAATAATCCACACCTTCGCCTGCGGTATCTACGGAAAGGACATATGGATGCTTGGGATGCGGCTTACGGTAAATAGAAACATCTCCGGAACCATCCGTGAAAAACTTAAATGATCCCGGAAGCACTCGATCGTTATCATCCATGTCATAGGCAAATTGTCCCTTAAGCGGCGGCGACTCTTTATGTAATACGTTCAACTCCTGCAATCGCGCGGCAATTTTATTCGAACTAAATACGGTTTGCCCCGTTACGCCCCATTCGCCCAAACAATAAACCTGATACCGATAAGGATCATCATATTTAAGGCTTTCTGTTTTTTGGCGATACGCATCATTTAAAAACGCGTTGTCTCTATGTGTACTGTGAACTACAAGTGCATCTTTGTCCCTGCAAAACACATTTACAAACTCAAACAGCCAATGCTGTCGATACGTTGGGTTAAATGAAAGAATCAGGGAACATTTTTGGTGCTCGTCGCGGATACGTCCGTCAATATCGCGAATGTTATCTCGCGACTCTTCCTCCGAAACCTCTTCATACCATACGTCGGTAAGATTTCCCTTCTCCGGCTTAAACGATTTAATATTCTCAATCTTGTCTACGCCATCAAAATAAATCGAGTTCCCGTTCACAGTATTTCTCAAAATATGATCCGAACGGTTGACATTCCAAAAGGGCGTTAATTTTAATTGTTCAATCGCTGTAAGCATCTGCCCCCAACAAGAATCATAGCAGTCCGTTGATTGCTTACGCAAACAGATCATGTTTCGCCCCGCGATTGTTGTCAACTGCAATATCTTCTTTTGGCATACGAAGACCGATTTCCCCGATCCTTGCCCGCCGTAATACACTTCATACTCATGAATCTCTTGCAGATACGGCAAATATTTCTTGTTAAAGATTTTTGGGTCAATATCAATCGATATATTTTGCGGAAGTTTTGGGTTACGCATACGAATCCTCGCAATCTGTATCCACGGAGTACGGAACTCCGTCAAGCGTTACGCGTATGTTCGTTTGAATATTGGTCTGTTGTTGAACATTATCCTTATACTCTTCTTTTCTTGCCTTTAACGCGAATTTTTTCAGATCAGAGTTCCGAGGGTTCCCAATCGCCTCTTTCCAGACTTCATCTTCCAGATCGTCCGCCTGCATCTCCTTAATCGCCTGCAAACAAATCCCGTAAATACTATCATTCCCGCGCATTTTTGCCCATATCGTCGGGACAATCCGGTCAAGACCCAACTCCGCGCACGCCTCTTGGTTGCTCAACCCCTCTGAAAGTAGCGTTAAATATTTTTTTTGCTCGCCGTTAAGCAAGTCCTCCGGTTCGTCTTGCTTATTCATTTCCAATCGCTTTTTACGGTATTCCGTCATTCCATATCGTATGATTAATGGCTCACCTTCCAGATCATCTTCCCGAATAATAGGCGTAAGGGGAGCCGCAACAAGGCGATTATCCCCTGCGATCTCCCCTTCTTCTTCGATTATCTCTAAATCCAAGAATTCTTCTGTCAAAAGCGCGTCTCCTTATCTGTTTCGCACGCATCTACCGCTCTGCCACGCCGCACATTCTTCCTTTAAGCAATCATGAAAATGTCTTGTGCGGGTGTATCCGGTATCATTTGCCGTAAGATGTAACCTTTGGGGTGTCCCATCCTCGTTTTCTACGTCCATTGCCTGATATCTTGCCGGATGTGGATGTGCCGTTTCAATCGTGTTCCAAATATACGGGCATTTCATAAAAATTCTCCTCCTTCGCCATTATAACATCTTAGCCCTTAAACACAAATACGTCGTGCCATTTGCACGACGTACCTGCCTTGAGAGGTGATGGAGGGAGAGAAGAGTGTGAAGCCTATTTCTTCCCGCCATCATATTACCACCTAAGGACAGGTACGTCAACAAAGGTTATCCGCTTCCTTCCAAAATCTCTCGTATCGCCTGTACCTGCTCCTCTGTAAGAGAATCCATCTTCGACTTTAGCCAAATTGCCATGAGTTTCTTTTGGATACTTGCCCCGCGAAGTGATATCTCTACCTTCTCAATCTCCGCAAACCGCAACAACTGTACCGTTGTTACATCTAAATTATACAGCCGAAGGATCTTGTCGGTAAGTGTAGATGGAACCTTACGCCTGCCGCTCATTACAAAACTAAGAAACCCGGCGGATACCCCCACCTTGTCCGCCATGTCCTTCTGGCTCTCTCTCGCCTGAAATTGTATCTCGCGCAATATCTCCCCGTATTGTGTCATTCCCTCCATGCCTGCCTCCTTCTCCTACTCTTTCTTCGTCCCTTTATTCTTCATCCGCGCAATTAATTCGTACTGCTCTTTCGTTATCTCAATCTCCTCGCCCGTCCGTGCATCCTTATAGTAATACTTCCGCTCTTCCTTCATCTGCTCCCCTCCTTATAATGCCTCAAATTCTTTTCTTGCCTTTTGGATGTTCGCTTCAATTGCCTTCAGAATAATGTCTAAGACCTCTGCGCGTACTGTGCTCGGCACGTGCAAGAAGTCATAACTCCCCACAAAGGTTATAATTAAATCCTCCTGGCGCATCTCGCTTTGTTCCAGTATTTTTGCATGTTCCTCTCTCATGCCTTCCCATTCCGCTATCGCCTTTCTTGCCCCATACGCTTTGTTAAACTTTTCCTCGTTCATTTACTTGCCCTCCACGTTCATGTCCTCTCCCGTCGTCACTAAATGCGCCGTCCGCTTCATCTCCTCAATCTCATACGGGTTCCGCGTCCACGCTATACTCACCGCCTCCCGCGCATCATACGGCACTAGTACCTGTATCGTTACCCCCTCATGTACCTGCACTATCCCTTCCGTGTAATCTTCTACAATAGCCATCGTCCTGTACTCCTGTTACTTGAATTCAACCGTTCCTTTACCCGATAGTATTACTGATTCCCATTCGCTTAAGTTAATCTCAATCTTTCTCTTATTCTTCTCCGAAACGACCTCTAATCGCCTCTCTTTGTCCACTAACTTTTTTTCCGCTCTCTCCATTGCCTCAACCACTTCTTCCGCCTCCTTCTTGTCCGTTATTCGTATGTCATGACCAATGCTCGATGTTGCCATGCCTCTTTCCTCCCTCCGTTATCTAGCCCAAGTATACCGCATTATCCTAGAGAAGTCAAGATGGTTCGGCGAGAAAAATAGCGAGCGGGAAGTATATATAAATTTGGAGGGGGGGGGCATCAGTCCGCCGTAGCCCCCCCGTATATGATGAAGGGCATACAAGTAATCATACAAAAAAGAAAAAAATTAACACCGGCTCAAAAAAATAGCATTACAATCATACAACCATGAGCCGGATCAGGACGATCCGGCGCCTACTTGTGCAACATGCACAATAAAGTTTGTGCAATCTGTCAATTGTAATCGGCTGTGGACGTGCTACGATTGAGGCAGATGAACGAAAGCACAAGCCCTAGCAGGGCAGAAAGGCACAAAATGAAACGCAAAAATAATGTAATTGGTATTGACGGAATGGTTAGGGCAATGCAATTGTACGGGTTTGAACATGATGAAATAATGTCAATGCGGCAAGCAATGGTAACGGGCGATTTTTCAAAAATCCAGTTTGAATCAAATTGACAACTAGTCCGTCGCTTTGAGGGTCTGAGCGGATCACCCTCACCAACCCGCAAGGGTAGAACAAAAACACACAAGCGCGAAAAGCGCGGAAAGGCACAAGATGGTATCATATGAATTTTCGCTATTAGCAACAGGTTGCAAAACGGTCGAAGAATTTACAGATGCTTTTTATGACAAAAAGCCTGTACATTACACAACATCAAACATAAGAAAAGAATATTGCGACAGATGTCAAAATATGGATTGTGAGAACTGTTTCATCCATGATAGCCTTTTCACAATATATGAAGAAAATCCGTTTGCATAGTTCCTACGCCTTGAGGGTCTGAGCGGATCACCCTCACCAGTCCGCAAGGGTAGAACGAAAGCCGATGCTTCAAGCATCAAAGAAAGGAAGGTACACAATGAGTAACTATCATATTGGACGCAGAAGCCCGATGCTATGTCAAACAATCAATCAGTCAGAATCAGACGTGCAGTATCAAATCAGATATCAAGTTGAAGAATCAAAAGCAGAGTCGCATATGTGGCGGCAATACGGAAAGTGAGGGAAAGAAAATGAAGATACATAAAGCAAGGGCGTCCGCATATGACAGCGTTAGTAATGATTCGATTTATCATTATATCCGACAGTATGTCAATAAAATAGCAAGTGACATCGAGCCGGCAGAAGATGGAGCGGGCAACAGTTACAAACAGAAGCGGGAGCAATTCGACAAGGCGAATCGGATACAATTAAAAGCAATTGCGGCAGAACTGGAAACAGTCACCAAGCGGCTGGATTATATGTTATATGGGAGGTATTGATAAAACGTTAACAGCGCATTGTTATGTACCTAAAAGGCGGTTAGAAATAGCCGCTTTTTTGTTTGCATTACTACAAAATTCTATCCATATGGGTTACCATATGGGTTACCATATGGGCGTTCATATGGAAATTGAAAATATATAAAACTAACACTAAATAGATGGTACTAAATAATTAGACAATCCTAGAAAAGAAAACACATCTAATTAATTAGTTTATTTCTACTGATTTAGAATATCTTTTTATTTTCTGAAAATCTATATAATTAGTATAGTCCTACTGATTTAGTTTAATCTACTTATTTAATAGTTTTTCTATCTAGTTAGTATATATATATAAATAGATAGACTGACTATTATTTATCAGATTGACTAATTGTTTAGTTTTTTCTATTTACTATATATAGGCAGAAAACGAACTACAAGGTGTAAAATAGGACTTTCGGGCATATTTTCAATTAGAAATAGGACTTTGAAGCATATAATGCTTTGATAATCAATAGGACTTTAAGTCCTACTTTTGAAAGTTCATAGGACTTTGACGCATATATTGGTTATGGATTGTACAATATGCACAATACCGGGGATAAATATTTGTGCAAAATGTCATGTTTACAGATGCGCATACCATGAGATAATGAGATTACGAACAGAGGCAAGAAAACGAAAGAGAGGCACACAAAATGACAAAGAAGTTAATTGCAAAGACAAGAACGGGAAAAGAGTTTCTGTACTCAAGGCGCAATTGTTTTTTTGCAAGCGCGAACGCTCAAAAGATCGCCGATGCGCTTAACACTCAAAAATACGAGATATCAGACGGCGAAAAATGGCACGTATACGATTATGATTATTCGATGAATTCCTTTTGCTTTCAGAGAATTTACGTATCGCGTAACGGGTCAGTAAGAGCCGCAAGCATCTAATTAGGAACGAAAGAAACGGGAAACGCTCATGCTGTCCTATCGGCGCGACGGGGAGAAAGAGAGACTATCATGTATATTCAAAACAAATATTTTGTCGACAAAGGTTATCCAACGCTTGCTCAGTTCAAAGCATGGTGCAAGAAGTTTCCGAACCCGTTTCAAGAAGGGGAAACCCCGCGCTATTATCAATCAAAAATTGACCCAAAATATTTTATGTCGCTGGAACGGGTCCGCGGCGATGGGTTGTTTGATAAATATGATTTTATCGGGGTTACAATCCGAACCGTGCCGATGTGGACAAACCCTACATATACCGATATCGACAAACTAGAAATTGCAAACAAGTATTTTCCGGGAGTGCTTGAAGCCTATTCTAACGAAGTATACGGCGGATAGACATAATCAAACATCGAATCATATCTGACCTAACGGATTGACGGGGAGAAAGGGATTATCATGGAAAAGAGAACTGTATTAGTATTCGAAAAAATGGGTATGGACATTACCGATAAGGACTATGCCGGAGACATTGGGAATCATCGTGTAAGGGCGCGCTTTGAGGACAACTTTTTACATAATTGGTCATTCGTTCGTTGGTTTATCTTAAATAATACGGGGGTTATGTTTGAGAACATTATTCTAAAAGCATAATCACGAGCCTTACGCCGCCGGACGTATTCCGGCACAAACCCGCAAGGGTAGAACGGAAGCACGAAAAGAAAGAGAGGGGTAAAAAGATGAAAAGATTAACAGAAGCAGAGATCAAAGAACTGAGAGCCGAGGGGATCACGCATTTAGCGACGGTCGTTAAAGGGTGTTATTTTACAGAATATTGGCACGTCGTGAGCCTTGATCGAATCGAAAAAAATAATCGGTATTGGATCCCGTGTCCGATTCGTCAGTTGCCATCCGGCGCCGTATGCCGGGTCGGTGTAACAGAAAAATCGATTGACTGGACAACAACAGTTGCACTTATGCGCGTGTATTATGTCCGGAAGAATGGTGGTAAAATCGTATGGAACAGATGAAACGTTTTTATCTAGTAATCGACACAAGCAACAAAAAGGGCACGAAACGATATGCCTACGTACAGCGGGTAAGCAATAACGTCAACATCTTACACGTTATAAGTGGTGTTGCCAGAGCCAATAGTTTCTATGGGCTTGATCCGTTTTTCGTTGAAATTGCAAGGGGCAAAGCCGACGCCGAGAATACCGCGAAAAGATGGAACGATTCACACAAGGCGCAGGGCGTTTATGCCCTGGATTATATGGAGGGCGAAACATTATGATTCAAACGGCACTTTTAATCCTTGTCATTGTATTTGCGGTCGGTTGTGGCTTGTATTTTATCTACGATATCATAAAGTCGTAACATTATCGTAACGTTAGTGTAACAATAGTACGTTATAATAAACAAAGATGGAGGTTTTTGAAATGAACGCGAAGAAAAAATACTTTTATGATGATTTGGGCGGCAGAGATACGCCGGAGAAATATTTGCTGGAGTATATCCGCGAGGCGTATATCGATTATGCGGAAAGCAGGGAAGCAAAATGAGCAAATACATCATTAAACGGACGCGATACGGAACGATACGACTTGCGTATATGTGCATGGATTGCGGCGCGGTGATCGACCCGGACGAAGAGACGTGTTTTTATGATGAAGAAACGGAAGAACTTCGATGCGCCTTATGTTTCCAAAAGTGGATGAAATACTATGAGCAGGACTGTAAAAGCGCAGTGGAGGAATTACCGGAAAGCGCATTGAGCGAAGTATATGACGATACAGACGTTTAGGAGGAGGATAAAACCATGAAGTGTTCAAATTGCGGGAACAACAAGGGCACAATTGTTCTGAATGATGAAGTGGTATGTCCGAGGTGCTATCTTGACCTCACGGACTATATGCGGAACGAAGCAATCGGAGGCGATGGCGATGGCGTGGACTTTTAACCGAGGTGGGAATAAATTCGGCGCGAAAAAGGTATGGTCAGACGGGATATGCTTCGACAGCAAAGCGGAAGAGCGCAGATATCAGGAACTAAAACTTCTCGAAAGAGCAGGAAAAATCTCGCACCTGTATGTGCATGTCCCTTATCAGATCATCCCGTCCGTCGTGCTTGACGGAAGAAGGCGCCCGGCTACGACTTATATAGCAGACTTTACCTATGAACAGGACGGAGAACAGGTCGTAGAAGACACGAAGGGCGTGAAGACGAAGGACTATATCATCAAGCGAAAGTTGATGAAGCACGTCCACAACATTGAAGTAAAGGAGGTATACTAATGTCAGATAACGAAACCGTTAAGAACGAGATCATCCGAGTAGAGCAGTTGCCGATTATTAGAGAGAAACTGTCCGAAGTATCGGCGGCGGCGCAGGAAAAGATTAAGAATGCACTATCTTTGATTGTGTCCGAGGAAACAGTGAAGGACGTTAAAGCGGTTCGCGCCGACTTAAACAAAGAGTTTGCCGACCTAGAGGCACAGCGCAAGGCGGTCAAGAACGCGATCCTTGCCCCCTACGAGGAGTTCGAGACGATATATCGAGAGTTGATATCAAATCACTTCGCGGCGGCGGATACGGCGCTTAAGGGGCGCATAGCGGAGGTTGAGGACGCGCTTGTAACAGAAAAGGAAACGGACGCGCGGGCATACTTTGATGAATTGAAGGCGCGAGAGAACTTGGACTGGATAAACTTCGAAGATGTTCCGGTTAAAGTCAACCTCTCTTCGTCCATTAAGTCGATTCGGGATGCGTGCGATACCTATATCAAGGGCATCGTTCAAGGCATCTCCCTGATTCGCGAAACGAATGCAGACCTTGCCCCGGAAATGCTTGTCGAATACAAGAAGGTCAGAAATCCATTAAATGCGATTCGGAATGTAATGGATCGTAAAAAGGAACTGGAACAGGTCACGGCAAGCGAACAGGTCAGAACAGTACAGCAAGACCAAGAACGCGAACGTCAAGCGCAGATGATGGAGTTTCTGCCCCCGGCGCAAGCACAGATTGTTCAGAGCGAGAAAGCGCCGGAGAAGATTTATACGTCGGCATTCAAGGCAAGGGGAACAAAAGAACAGTTGCAACGGTTAGCGGCGTTTATGCGGGCATCCGGCATTACCTTTGAAACAATCAAGCCGGAAGCAAAGCCAACGCCAGAACCAAAGAAGGAAGAAGCAGAAGAGACGGGAGCGCAGGCGAAGGGATGCTCGGAGGTGGTATTCGTACAATTCAAAAAAGAAGATGGCACATACGGCGGCAGGAAATATTCCTATCTTGTGCCGCAAGAGTATGCACAAAGCGTTGGGGAAGGGATGGAGGTACTTCTCCCCGAAAAGAACGGAGAGAGTCCTAAGGCGGTCGTGGTGGGCGTAGGAACGATTGATGACGTGCCGGAAGAAATTCAGAGCAAACTAAAAGCAATTAAAGGAGTGATTTAATCATGGAAACGAAAAAGTACATATTCAGAGGAGACCGTTCAGGCGTGTTTTATGGCGAGATTGCCGAGCGTAACGGTCAAGAGGTCACAATCAAGAATTGTCGTAGGCTGTGGTACTGGAACGGCGCGGCGAGCCTTTCGGAACTGGCGTTGACCGGAACAAAAAAACCGAACGAATGCAAATTCACCGTAACCGTGCCGACGCTACAGATATTGGATGGTATCGAAATTATTCCGGTATCCGAAGCGGCACAAGCGTCTATTGAGGGGGTATCGGTATGGACGGCGTAGCGGTTGCGGCTTTTTCGTCAAAGGGCTCCGGCGACGGCTCCGGCTCCGGCTCCGGCTCCGGCTCCGGCTCCGGCTCCGGCTCCGGCTCCGGCTACGGCTTCGGCTCCGGCTACGGCGACTACGGAATCAAGGCAATAAATGGACAGGACATTAACATGATCGACGGGGTGCAGACTATTGTCACACATCTGCGCGGAAATATTGCCAAGGGCGGAATCGTGAAGGGAGACCTCACAATTGAGCCGTGCTACATCGTAAAGCAGGACGGTGTCTTTGCGCACGGGGAAACGTTGCGCGAGGCACAAACGGCGCTATTGGAAAAACTGTTTGACGATATGCCGGAAGAAGACAGAATCGCGGCGTTTATCGCGGAGTTCCCGATGCTTGATACCGTGGTTAAAAATCAATCACTTTTCGACTGGCACCACCGTCTTACGGGTTCGTGCGAGCAGGGGCGGAGAGTGTTTGCGGCAAACCACGGTATCGACATGAACGGGTCAATGACCGTCCGCGAGTTTATCAATTTAACAAAGAACGAGTACGGCGGACAAACAATCCAAAATCTACACACAAAATACGTGAAGGAGTGATTTAATTATGGCTTATGAAATGACAAGCAAGAAGCAAATGCCGTTCTCCGAGGTAATGAATACGGATATGGCAAAGAAACAAATTCTGAATGTGCTTCAGGACCCGAAGCGTGCGGCAAGGTTCACATCGAGCGTGATTAGCGCGGTTTCGGCAACACCCGCGCTCAGGGAATGCGAGCCTACTTCAATACTGTCTGCCGCTCTGCTCGGGGAAAGTCTCGAACTTTCTCCGTCACCGCAACTCGGACACTATTACATGGTGCCGTTTCAGGACAGGAGCGCAGGAATCAGCAAGGCAACCTTTATTCTCGGTTGGAGAGGCTACATTCAGTTAGCCGCTCGATCGGGGATGTACAAGAGAATCGTTGTGTTCGCAGTCAAGCGCGGAGAGGTAGTAAAGCCGTTCAACATTCAGACGGAGCAAATTGAACTTTCGTTTATTGACAACGAGGATGTTCGGGTCAAGTCTGAAACGGTCGGGTACTATGCCGCATTCGAGTACATCAACGGGTTTCAGAAGGCGATGTACTGGACGAAGGAAAAGATGATGCACCACGCGCTCACCTATTCGAAGGGGTTTGCCGCGAAAAAGGGATACACCTTTTGGGAAAAAGACTTTGACGAAATGGGAAACAAGACCATGATTCGTCAACTAATCGGTAAGTGGGGCATCATGAGCATCGAACTCAGGCAGGCATTCGAAGCCGATACCGACACGGACGAACCACCGGATTTTGACAGCATGACCGATGTTACGCCGAAAGAGCCTCAGCCTCAACCGGAACCGAAGAAACGTGTTCAGAAAAAGGCAGAGCAAGAACGGTCGGACGCAGACGAATCGGAACTACCGTTCACTTTGTCCGATGATGATGCTCCGAACGGACAAGAAGATATGTTCGACCTAGAGAACGGTTGAGAGAGGATCATTTGCCATGAAGCATCACGTAATTCAGACCGGAAGCGACGGTAATGCCGTTATCCTACAAGGCGAAAAGGACGTGATCCTCGTCGATTGCGGAGTGAGTTATGCGAAACTTGCTCCGTATCGACGGGCAATATCAATCGTTCTTCTTACCCACATTCACGGCGACCATTTCCGACCGGCAACGATTAAGAGGCTTGCGCACGACCGTCCGATGCTACGGTTCATGGCTCCGACGTGGCTACTATACCCACTACTTGACCAATGCGACGTGGACGAAAGAAACATCGACCTCGCACAGATGGACACAACCGCAGTATACGGAGAGCGAATCAAAGTGCGCCCGTTTGAACTCGTTCATGACGTTCCGAATTGTGGATATGAGATCACGCTTGATAAATCGAGGATTGTCTATGCGACAGACACATCTTATATGCCGGACATCTATAATGCGGACTATTATTTCATCGAAGCGAACTATAAAAACGCGGAAGAACTCGCGGCAAGGGCGTATGCAAAGATAGAAGCGGGTCAATATGTGTACGAGAACGGACTTCAAGACCGACATTTCTCGCGCGAACAAGCAATAAACTATATAATGAAAAACGGAAAAGACAACTCGCAGTATGTGCTTTTACACGAACATAGGGAAACAAAGGAGAAAGAAGAATGAATAACGTTACACTAATCGGACGGCTGACAAAAGACCCGGAGGTCAAGAGCACTCAAAGCGGAAAGAGTTCGCTAGGATTCACGATTGCCGTTGAGCGTCCGACTAAAGACAGAACCGCCGACTTTATTAACTGCGTGGCATGGGAACAGACCGCAAACATTATCGGACAATACTTTGTAAAGGGATCGAGAATCGGAATCGTCGGAGCAATACAGTCACGATCATGGGCGGGCGTGGACGGTAAGCGCGTATATGTTACCGAGGTTCTGGTGAATCGGGTTGAGTTTATCGACCGAAAGCAGGACAGAGAGCGGTTGCAAGGCGATGAATCGCCCGTATCATCAATCGAGATGGACGAAGATATAGATGCACCGTTTAGCCTTTAACGGAGGAGGATAACATGGACGAGGTAAAGGGAAAAATTCTACGAGAATTACAGGAAGCGGCGGGAAACGCCGAGTGGTCGTCCTCACGCGAAGAGTTGATGTATAAAACAGGAGTAAGTGACCGACAAGTACGACGTGCCATCCATGAGTTGCGACGCGACGGGTATAAGATCATATCGTCACCTGACTGTGTCGGTTATTGGCTCGGAACATCCGAGGAGTGGAACAATTTTTGCGAGAAACAACGCTCAAAGGGGATCGCAGGAATGTTCAGAAAGACCACGGAATATGATAAGCAACTTCGGATCGTAGCAGAATGAACTGTTGGAAAACGTGTGAACATTGTGGTGGTTGTTCTCTGTGCGAGGACTGTGAGAACGGACAATACTATGAGCCGGCACAAATAGAAATTGTAAACCTGCCGGAAAAGGAGATTAAAAAATGAACAAAAGAACCGTCATTTCGGTTATCGCACAAGACAAAGAAGGGAGATAAGCAAATGAGCAAATACTATTTTACATTCGGATCGGCGGGGCAACTGTATTGCGGCGGGTGGATTATCATTCACGCAAAAAGTGATCGCGATGCAAGGGAGAAGTTTAAGAAATATTACGGCGTGAAGGGAAGCACGAGAGAAGGATTGATGAACTTCGCCTTTTCGTACACCGAACCAGAGTTTCAATCAACCGATATGCCGACAAAGGGAAACATGGGTGCGTTCTGTTGGAACGAGATCGTATGAGAAGGGAGACGAAAATGTTTGAAGTGCTATGTAGCGGATGCGGAAAGAAAATCGGGATTGACGGTTATACGTATAAGCACGAGAACTATTGTGAGAAGTGCTTTGAAAAGACCGTATACCCGGCGCTTAAGCGGTCATGTATGGACGATTATTATGAGCAGTTATAAGAAGGGAGACAGCCGTGTACATTCCAAGCGGAGACTATCTTACGATACAGCAGTACATGAAGCGTGTGGGTGTTGAATCACGGTCAACGATCATGTCTGCGATCAAATCAAACCGACTAGGCGGGGCAATAAACATATCGAAAGGCGTATGGATTATCCCGGAGGATGCGGTAATCAAGACAAAGATTCTTAAACACGGACACGCCATAGGGGTAAACGCATGGATGCGCGGCGAGATCGAGCATCAAAACGAGTTGAAGAATTGGGAACTCCGAAAGCGGCAGTTGTTTCAGATATGGAAAGAGCAAAACGGAATCGTTGACGACACGCGAGGAGAGTCACCGCATGACGATTTGGATTAACAACACGCCGTATCCGAACATTCTTTACGAGGAAAAAGATATTGCGACAATCTTCAACGTCGCGCCGTATGCAATCTATAAACTCGGAGATAGAATCCCGCGGCACAAACTCTTGACGCTTGATACGGGCGGAAACGTCGTTGAACTTTACTTCTATAATCCTTATGAGATCATCCATTGGATTGAAGAAAACAAGGACAGAAAAGAATCGGAGATATTTTGGAAGCAGAAATGAAAGCAGGTGTGTGTCTTGATAAGTAAAAACTCAAGCATCGGAATCACCTATCAGGTTGTGGTCGTAAACCACGGCACGCTGAAAGGGTGTCCGGTTACGCGGTTTATGATACGGGATATTATTCAAGGGCTTCACGGAGAAACGATTACATATTGGGCGTCTGTGTTTGAAAACCTTGACCTGAACGTTGGCGACTCGGTGCGGTTCATAGACATTGACAACATTACCGTGTCGTATGACCCGGAACGGAAAAAGGTAAACCATTTTTTCAATGCGGTAGTAGATGTTATTCCGAACAAATCGGTCGAAAACGATGAACAGAAGGGAGAAAACTAAGCCATGACGCAGGATGAAATGGAATACAAAGAACTTGCAAACGCAATTATATTACAGGCGGTTAAGGATTACGAAAAGGACTATGCAGACCTTAAGACGCTCGTTGCCAACCAAGAAAACGAACATCAGCAACGATATCTTCGGCATTGCCTAGAAAAGATTGATTCGTTTTTTGATAGCGAGTGGTGTGCCTCCTTGTCGCGCGACGATGTTTCTCGCTCATGGGAAAAGAAGAAGGCAGAAATACGCGAACGGATCGGGGAGGTAGAATGAAAAAAGCGTTTATTTGTTCCGCATACAGAGGAGACATCCAAAAGAACACGGAACGAGCAAAGCGATATTGCTTGACCGCGATTGATCATGGGTATGCGCCATTCGCGCCGCATCTTCTTTACCCTCAGTTTTTATGCGATGAGAGCAGAGCGGATCGATACGCGGGAATTCAGTGTGGGCTAGAGTTTTTGAAGTGTTGCGATATTGTTTTGGTTTTTGGCGACATTACATACGGGATGAAAAAAGAGATTGACTTGGCGGCAGAATTAAAAATACCGATTGAATACATAGGAGGCGCGAATGATTGAATACACAAACGAAGATTGCATGGTAGGCATGGCAAGGTATCCGGACAAGTATTTTGATTTAGCGATTGTTGATCCGCCGTATGGGTTGAACATCGCTAAAGAGAAGCCGCGCATTTCGGGTAGATGGAACTACATCCCAAAACAATGGGATTCATCTGTGCCGGACGAAAGTTATTTTACTGAATTGGTTCGAGTGTCAAAAAATCAAATCATATGGGGTGGTAATTATTTCGCGTTGCCGCCGTCGCGGTGTTGGGTTTTGTGGGATAAGCAACAACCGGTTGATAATTTTGCAGACGGAGAAATGGCATGGACGAGTTTTGATGCAGTTTTATCTATTTTCCGATTCTCTTTTTGCCTGAACAGGGACAAGATTCATCCAACCCCAAAACCCGTTGCCCTATACAAATGGCTACTAACAAACTACGCAAAACCAGGCGACAAAATCTTAGACACGCATGTCGGTTCTGCATCGTCGCTTATCGCCTGTCACGACATGGGTTTTGATGCGGTTGGGTTTGAGTTAGACCCCGACTACTACAAGGCAAGCAAACAACGGCTTGAGGACTTTATGGCACAACCGAGACTTGAAGAAGCATGTAACAAAGAACTTGAACAAATTCAATTGATGGAGGTAGAATAGTGAAATCGGCAAGAAAGGATGGCGGCTATCATGAGTAAAGACCCTGCATTCCTTTTCTATCCGTCCGACTTCTTGACGGGTACGATGTTCCTGTCGAATGAACAGGTCGGCGCGTACATACGACTCTTGTGCGCTCAACATCAGCAAGGACATTTACCGCAACGCGCAATGGAAATGATGTGCGGCGGCATAGACGAGGAAGTATTTTCGAAGTTTGAGCAGGACGAGAAGGGTTTGTACTACAACAAACGGCTCGACAACGAATCAGAACGAAGAACGAACTATGTTAAGAGCCGAAGGAAAAACCTTGCTTGTGAGAAAAAAGAGTCTGATATATCCCATATGGACTCCCATATGGGCGCCCATATGGCGCCCCATATGGAGAGCCATATGGCTCTCCATATGGAAAATAGAAATGAAAATGAAAATATAGATAAAACTAAGAGTAAGAGAACACTATTTATTCCACCAACGGTTGATGAGGTGTCTGCCTATTGTCAAGAGCGACGGAACAGCATAAGCGCAGAAACGTTTGTGGACTTCTACACGTCAAAAAACTGGATGATTGGAAAGAACAAGATGAAGGATTGGAAGGCGAGTGTTCGGACATGGGAACGGAACCACAAGGAGCAATCGGCATCGCCAAAACAAAACTTTAAGGGCGTGGAGTACAGCGACGAAAAATTAGCAGAGTTTGAGGACGATCCGAACGAACTGATTGAACGGTGGAGGGAGAAGACATGAACTTACCGAAGCGACTAATTCCTGTTCGGTTCAGGATGAAATACTCCCGAAACAAAGCGAATCCGTATTACCTAGACAAGAGGTGTTTCGTAGAGCGTAACGACGGGAAGCCGCTCACCTATCCGATACCGTTTACATGGGCGCATTTAATCGCGACACAAATCAATCGGTCGTTCTCGGCACAAACAACGGCAAAACACGGGAAGGTAATACTTTTGGGAACGCTCCGCATCGAAGGGAACCCCGTCGAGGAAAAGAGTGCACCGATTGTAGCCGAAGATCGAAACGGCATCCTTGTATTGGGAGAAAATCCAGAGTATACGGAATCTATTACCAGTGCGGCAATCAAGGGAGAGGAGTTGTTTATGAGCCGCATCACCGCGCTTCCGATTGAGCACAAGGTAATCATCTGTTGTGAGTTTCATATCAACTCAAAGAAGCGGTACACGCTTCCGCTATGTCAGGCGTGGGCGTTAGACGTTCTTCATCGCTTGAACATCATCCGCTCCAAGACAAGCGAACAGGTTGTTTCTATGGACGGTTCAAAGATTCTCCGTGACAGAAAACGCAAAGAGCCGTATGTAATCATTACAATATGGGGATTAGGAGAACACTACTCTTCAATTGTTCAGCGGAAGCCGAATGCGAAAAGAACGTCGAGAAAATGGATTGTGAAAGGGGTAGAGAAATGACAGATAAACAGATGAATAAAATCAATGCGATAATGTATGATCTAACATTATGTTATGACAAGGGATTTATAGAAAACAAAGCGGAAACCCTTGCATATCTTGCCGGAATTAAAGACATTATGTCCATGCTAGGCTACACATGGAACGGCGCGGAGTTTGTGGAGGTTCAAAAATGATCAAGGTAGCGAGTCTGTTTGATGGGATTGGCGGAACGCTGTTATCGGCTGCGATGTGCGGTATTGAGCCTGTATGGGCAAGCGAGATAGAGCCGTTTCCAATCAAGGTAACAAAGCACCATTTCCCGAACGTTAAGCACTTGGGCGATATTACAAAAATAAACGGTGCAGAAGTTGAGCCAGTTGACATTATTGTTGGCGGTTCGCCTTGTCAAGATTTGAGTGTAGCCGGGAAAAGAGCCGGAATGAAGCACGCAGAATTTGGTGACGAAGAAACAACAAGAAGCGGTTTGTTCATGGAACAAATACGAATTGTAAAGGAGATGCGAAATGCAACAAATAAGCCTCGATTTATGGTCTGGGAAAACGTGCCCGGAGCCTTCAGTTCAAACAACGGAGAGGATTTTAGAGCAGTCCTCGAAGAAACGGCGAGGGTTGCCGATCCCACAGTATCAATTCCTCGATCTGTCAACGGCTGGGCAAATGCTGGGAGCATCTTGGCAGACGGATTTACCATATCATGGCGCACGTTCGATGCACAATACTGGGGAGTACCCCAACGTCGTCGTAGAATCTACCTTGTCGCAGATTTTGGAGGACAATCCGCACCCGAAATATTATTTGAGTGCCAAAGCGTGCCTAGGGATTCTGCGGAGAGCCGAAGCGAGGGGCAAGGAATTGCCGGAGATGTTGAAAGAGGCGTTAATAGCGCAGAGCCAATAGTCTTAAATGATCAGGGCGGCTCCGTAATGGACGTATCTAACAAAGCAGCAACGCTTAGAGCGGAAATGCACGGACATGTCCCCGTTGTCTGCTACGGCATCTCGTCATACGCATCAAACGCCATGAAATCCAGCAATCCGCACAGCGGTATATACGAAGCCGACACGTCCAGAACGCTTGACGCAAACGGCGGCAATCCAGCGTGCAATCAAGGGGGCATTTGCATTGTAAGCGAGCCAACACTAATAGAAATGACATCTACAAAAAATACAATCGTTGAAGATGGTATATGTCCAACACTAACGGCAAGAATCGGAACAGGCGGCAATCAGGTAAATGCGGTGTGCTCTTCGGTTGGTGGTTTCATGCAAACAATTGTTGAAAAGTCGCCCACCTTGATGGCAAGAGATTACAAAGACCCTCATGTTGTTTCTCAACAAAATAAACAAGTCCGCCGATTAACGCCCTTGGAGTGTTGCAGACTCCAGGGCTACCCTGACGGATGGACAGATATACCAGGGGCAAGCGATTCAGCAAGATATAAAGCCCTGGGCAACAGTTTCGCAATTCCAAATATATTATTCGTAATTCAAAAATGTGTTGAAATGATGAGGTGTGAAGTATGACTGAAACAGAAGTCAGGTTCATGCTCGAAAACCGCGCCGATATCATCAAGTCTATTGCGGTCATGTCAAAAATGCACAGAGAAACAAAAGCGGAAGTCATCGAGGCGGTTTGTCTGTCCGCGACATGCTACGACAAAGACCGCATCCAATCCGGCGGCGATGGCGACACCGTGACACAGACGATCTTAAAGGCGGAAAGAGAATACAGAGACTGTTTGAAATCGCATAGCGACATCCAGTTTTTATGCGAAACGCGAGAGCGGCAGCTGAGAGATTTAGACATGTGTCGGCGGAATCTGCTACAAATCGCGCAAGAGATACTACGACTTAGATTTGATGAAAAGTATACGGTAGCGGAGACAGCGACGTACACAGGCAGACCGAGCCGGACGATAGGCAAGATAACAACGGAGTCGATTAAAACAATAGCGGGGCTGATGAGCCGGAAGGGGTGGTAGGGATGAAAAAAGCGTTTATATGTTCGGCATACAGCGGAGACATCGAAAAGAACACGGAACGAGCAAGGCGATACTGTTTGACCGCGCTAGATCATGGGTACGCGCCATTCGCTCCGCATCTTTTGTATCCGCAGTTTTTGCGTGACAGCGGGGCGGGTCGATACATAGGGATTCAATGCGGACTAGCGTTTCTGAAGTGTTGCGACATCTTGCTAGTGTTCGGCGCGGTGACAGCCGGGATGCATACAGAAATTGAAGCGGCAGAAAGGCTAGGGATGGAGATCGAATATATCGGTGGGATTAGCGACGATGCTTTATATGTGCAATCCAAAAATAAACACCGAGTGTAATAAGCGGGGATGTCATATCAATAGCGGCAAGTGTTTTATGACAAAGAAGCGCAAATATCGAAAGATCGAGGAGGTAGAACAATGACAACCAGAAAAAAGATAAAGTATTACGTCCGAATTGTTAAATGGATGTTTAAGCACCGAGACGAAAGAGATTGCAGGCAGAAGTGGCGACGGATGGAGCGAGAGTTGAGGAGGATTGAGTGATATGGATAACTGTTTTCAGAAACTATGCGACAAACTAACCAAACATCGGTGGCGTAAACTAATTTGTTGGTCTGTTGGAATAGAGCCTAAAGAATACCACTACAAGTGCAAGATATGCGGAAAGCGGTTTTGGAATTATGGTGAGGATTGAGTGATGGATATTGAGAGAGAACTTGAAATACTAATCGACAAACACAAGGGCAAACAAGTAGGACTTGGAGAAATTAGGCTTGATTGGTTTGCCGAAGATTGTTTGAAAGAGATTCGTAGGTTGAAATCCGAGATCGCTCGCCAGTCGGTCAAGAGCGAGGAAGTGGCTATTTCCAAAACGGAAACAACCAGTGAGGAGGTAGAGGAATGAGAGAGATTGAATTTAGAGCATGGGACAATAAGCGTGAAGTTTTGGTTACACAAGATAACGTAGAGGATCAGGTGGAGTTTGATGACGATGGCGGCGGCTATGGGCCGTACTACGGCGATGAATGGTTTCCTGCAAAAAAGATTCTCAGCATATTCGATTACTTCCAAGAGATCGCGCGAGATGATCGTTTTATTGTCGAGCAGTTCACGGGACTACTCGACAAGAACGGCACGAAGATTTTTGAGGGAGATATTGTTAAGTGGGGACATTTGGCGAATAGTACAGAGAAGCCGATTCGGATTGCCGTCGTGGAATTTTCGCCGGATATACGGTATAGAATCCTAAATTTTGTAGACAAATGGAAATGTCCGGTATTTTTCCAGCAAGGTTGCTTCGCATACGCACAAACACACCTTTATTTAGAAGTGATCGGCAACATACATGACAACCCTGAATTATTGGAGGTAGAGGAATGAACGAGGAGCAATATCCAGTCATTACCGAAAAGTTGTTATTGTCATTGCGGTTAGCCGTGCAATGGCGCGACCTGAAACAATTTTGCAAAGAAAGGACATCCTGTTCGGGATGTCCTTATAATGACAGCAAGGTGTGTGCCGTTTTCACGAGTGACATGATATTTGAAAAAATCGCCTTTGCCGCGGAAGATTTTTTGATCGAAAACGGACTTATACTTTAGCCGGATAAAGGCTTTTTTTCGAGAGTAAGTGCGGATATTGCGTTTGCAATGTTGAGTTTTAACGCTTTTATCTCCGCTTTTAATCGCGCGTTTTCCATGTCACAGGAAGGCGCGCCTGTAAAAATTATCCTTGTTGCCGAGTCTGCATCGCGCGTTTCCAACCCGTGCTTCTCTTGTTCTGCGCGCAACGCCGCCCACGAGTTCGTGCCGAAATAATCAGAGAACAAAAGGAGGTCGTGCCCCCTTTTGCACAACTCCCATACAAACCACCGAGCGTCGGAGCCGCGAAAAACAACGTTCGATATATGGTCTACCCGGGGCTCCGGGAACGGATTAGTTAAAACCCCGCCGTCGTCTATTTCTTTTTTGAAAAAGGAGGGGCGCCCAAACTTATTCCACTCGCTTCGGTCTAGCGGTTCAATGATAACGCCGTAAGCAGACCCCTTCGCGTGAACAACGATGTCAGGCATGACTACATACCCAATATGCTTAATTTCTCCGGCTAAATTGGCGCGGAAAACCCAATCGCCAACCAAAATATCTGACCGTTCAATCTTATCGCAAAGAGAATACAGCCCTGCCGCCGTCGTGTCATACGAAAGAAGGTTTAATTTCTGAAGCGCCCATACCCCAAGCCCGGAGCAATCCCACTCCGGAACGCCGTCATGGTCTTCGTCGCCGCCCTGTGCGCCAAAAACATATTCACCTCCTATTGCGGAACAAACAAGCCTAATAAAATCATTTAACATAATTTTCTCCCCTACTTATTTGAATTCATTTTTTCCAGTCTTTGGAACGTTACTTCGTATCCGCCCATTGCAGATGTTGCAACTAACACCGAGTTGAGAACCGCGATCCCATAGGCAGAAAGGTTGTTTCTGTCTGTAAAAGCAACAACGCACAATAAAATAATAAGCGCCACAATCCACGCAAATAGACGCGTGTCAATCGCCTTGGGAATTACACCCTTAAAGTATTGAACGATAAGAAGCGTTGCGGCAGATGCTCCGGCAAATGTTCCAAGTCCGATCCAAGTAAAAAATTCCATGTGTGTGTACCTCCGTTTACAATATATTTTTTTCTTTATTTAGCATTTTCGTCGGCAAATGCTAAGCCGATAGTTGCCATGTCGTTATAGTATTCGATTGCATTATACATTATTTCTATTTCGTCGTCAGCAAGCCATTCTTTCAAAGCGGCTTTTTCTTCGGCATCTAGTCCATATAGCGGATTCATAGACGAAAAACTTGTTTTCATCCCTGATTTAGTGCCGCCCAAAACAATATATCTTGCCAAGTATTCTTTGGCGGAGTCCATGTCTCCATAGCGAATCGCCATTTTATAATAATATAGCGCCGTAGACCTTTTGTTGCCGCTCGAAGTTCCGGAATTACTGATTCCGGCGGCGTCCTTAAAGTCGGACACAAGGTCTTTTGCCGTCCAATATTCCTGTTCCCGCGCGTCGGCATATTTAATTCCAAGCCGGTTGAGCAGGTATTTTTGCGCTTTATCTGTTCCCGGCTTTGTCAGCGCGTCATACTCGCCACCCAATCCTGCCATGTCAAAGACATGCTCCGGAAGGCTTGACACCGGCGCGCCGGGAGGAAACATTTTAACCCCGGTTATCATTGACTGGAATCCGGAAACAAGCGGATTCATAGACGATAGCGTTTCTATCGCGGGCGAAAGAAGGACATCCTTGAGTTTGTCTTGCCACGACGCGCGAAGATTGATAACGTCCTTAATATCCTCTCCAATATTCCACAAGCCATACGTATTGAGCGCGTCTGTTAGCGCGCCGAAGCCTTGCCAATAAACAATCTTGCCGTTGATTCGACCGAACGTAATGTGTGGAGACTCTTTCACGTAATCAGGAAGAAGTTTGTCGTCTTCTTCGCGAAACACGCCATTCCAAAGTGCAAGCGCGGCGAAAAACACGAGATACCCGCCAAACGTTCTGCCAAGCATATATGCGCGAAACTTCGACGGGGTTTTTAATCCTAGACGCTCTGCCAGTTTATAGCCCATCGCCTCGGAAACCGCAGGATTTTTATATAAACAGTTTCTGGTAAGGCGAACCATATGTTTAGTTTTAATTTCGAGCCATGACACGAACCAAAGATACGGACGCATCTTGTTTGAGAAGACAGAAGTGTCCCGATAATTTCCGATCGCGTCCTCCGTAAGTTGACCCGCCTTATCCGCACGAGATTTAAGACCTTGAATATGTGCGGGAATAGATTTCCCATAAAAGGCAGGGAGTTCGGACTTGTTGTTAAGTTCTTCCTTGTAGCAATATGAAAACACCATGTACCGCAAAAACAGTTCTCTTGCAGACAGGATATCAGAATATCTATGCCCGGCTTTTTTCAAAAACATTTCCATTGACTTGAACATATCTTTTGCTTTCTGTTTTTGTGTTTTGTCGGAAGTGGTGCCGTTTTCCTTTTCATAGTTTTTGAACGCAGTCGATTCCTTATATTCCCATTGCCCTAGCGAATTAAAAACAGAAAGCGTCGTTTCGGTAAGCGTTCCCTGTAACGCGCCCGTCTTAATCCATTCCTTCATCAGGTTTACCCCGGTATCTGCATCAATCGCCGTTCTTCCCGTCGCAAAAAACATGACGATCGCGTTCTTTGCTTCTGACCAATATTTTTTGCGCAATGCGCCGGGGAAGGTGCTTAATGCAAACTCAAGGTCACCCGTTGCGTTTCGGATTGTAAACGGAACAACGCGATGCGGAGCAACCGTATACATCCATTTCATCGAATGTACAACCTGACGCGCAACCTTATCCACCGCATGGATATTATGAGCGGTGGCAAAGGGCATGACCGCCTTGACAACCGCAGAGGGAATCACCATTCTCTTGTTTGCATAATTCTTTTTAATGGATTCTGTCAACTCCTCGGTCAATACACCTTCCGTAATGTCGGAGGAATTGATTGCTTCAATGGTTGCATCAACCATGTCATAAACATATTGTTGCGGCAACCCCAAGTTAAACTGACTTGCGTATACGGCCTCATACCCATCCGGGATTTGTCCATCCTTAATTGACTTAGATATATCTAAGTCCTGAATCGATCCAAGCAAGTTCATCTTTACAATATCGCGATTCATTTTTTGTAAAACAAGATAGTCGGCAATGGCCGGGTCGGTAACGTATTCGTTAATACTACCAGACCGTTTAAGATATTTTCCGAGAACAGACGAATGAAGTCGCGCCTTATCGTCGGCATTAAGGTTGTTGTACTCGATTACAATGTGCGCCATATAATCCTGCCGCGTGAAATACATCGTCGGATCAAACCCAACCTTTCGCCCGATAGCGGATAGTTCTGCGCGAACCTCATTCATGATATCGCGGCGTCGCGATAAGATCTGAAACAGTTGAGAGTTTTCAAACGCATTAACAGCGCGCCCCGGCGCGAACTTCTTCTTCCCCGTATTCGTTTCGGAAACAATTATTTTATTATATCTTGCCGACATCGCCGCGCGCTGTATGTTTTCCATTTCGAAATAAACCTGACCAATGCTTTGGAAAAGAGGAAGATTGATTTCTCCCGTATCAGGATCAACATCTCCCGTGTATGTCCCCATTTTATAGGACTCTACAAGGTCAGATAAAACAATAGCACGCGAAACAAGATCGTACATTTCGGGCGATAACGAATCGTATATGCCTGCTATTTCAGTTAGGGCAAGATCGCGCTGTATTCCATTTACGCTTAAAACGTTAAACAGATTCTTCCGAACCTCGGCATATTGTTGTGTGTATGGCAACGTTCCAAACCTGCCACGGAAGAACGTTTCGGCAACGCCTTCTTTTATCGCCGCCATCTTCGTTTTGCCGCTCGTGTCTTTAGGGGGAAGGACTTGATTCTTTCTGTATTGCGCTTCTGCTGTCGCATTTGAAAATCCTTGATACCTTTCGCCCTCGGACATCGCGTGAAGAGTCCTAGACGGCGTTGGAAAATAATAATTGACACCACGAATGCTGTCTACAACTTCTTTGCTTGCGGCTTGTCGATCGCGAACAAGATCATCCTTCCGGACAAGTCTTGCCGCTTGTAGCGCGTCTAAGTATGTATTTATTTCTCTACGACCTACAAACAACTTGTTGTACATCGTCCTGATCCAGTCGATCACCCGGCGCATGAACGTTTTATTTTTCCGCGCTGTGCGGCGATTTAGTTCGCGCCAGAACTCTGGGCTTGAAAAAAGATTTTGCGCGCGCGTAGCAATCAATTCTTCCTTGATTATCTTCTCGTATTCGCTTTGCGTTTTAGTCGAGGTCTTTATGTGTTGCAATTGTATGTCGGACACGCCAGCCAATTCTTTATACTTTTTTTCTATTTCTACAAAGTCAACCGGTTGGACTCCGAACAACGCGCGCAATGCGGCTTTTTCGAAGTCTGCATTAACGTGATGGATAGAAACGATGTGATACAATTCGTGCAAAACGGTCTCGCCAAAATTGGAAACATTGTCTGCGTTAAGATATATGTTGTTAGCATTATCCGTTTGCACAAACCCCGACAATTTCATACCGGACAATGATGAAATGCGATAAAGAACCAACTGCCGTTCGCTGATTGCCGAAACAAACGCGGAAAGGTCTACCGTTTTCCCTTTTATTTCCCTGTAATATTCTGAATCCGAAACAAGTTTTACCGTCAAGCCAGCATCTCCCGTTAATTGCCGCAGTTCATTTTGATAATTTTGAATGTCTGCTTTTATATTATTGTCTGCTTGCACGTCTTTATGGGTCACCGCTGTGTCGCCTTCATACTTGTTAAGATACGACAAGAACGCATTATTCTGGATGTCCGACGCGGCATATGCCGCCAACGACATTTTCACCCTTCCCTTTGGCGTGTCTTTTCGGGACTCGCGAATTTCTTTTTTCGCCTTTACGGCAGGCGCTTCAACCGGCGTGCCTTTCTTTGCCCCCTGTTTGCGTGCTGTAGGCGTCTTTTTGGCGGAGGAATACTTTTCCTTGTTTTGGGCGTCCTTCGCCTTTACGGGCGCGCTAGGCGCCTTAGAAGCGATTCCGGGCAATACGTTTGCCGCCTGTTCGATTGAGTTATACGTGCCGGCAAGCAATGCGTTGCCTTTAATCGGAACGTATTGCGCATTTTTGTCCGAGTTAGACTTGCGCATAACGGAAAAAGTTCCGGGCGCGGTTTCAAAAACGCCGTATTGATATGCGCGCGTTTTCGTAATCATCTTAGGAAGCGCCGCACGTTCGCGTTTAACAGATTCTGCGACATTCGTCCCGTCGTAATCCTTCATTGCCTTAGCAAGCAACTTATAATCTTCAATTTGCGCCCGTATCTCCGCCAAGTCTTGCCGCATCAGTTGTGGCGCAGAATCGTTTGGAAACATTTTCAAGTCTTCGACGTATCTATTTTCGCTCTTGACCAGTTGAGAAATTCTGTTTGCAATTTGAAGTGCTGTGGTTTTTGTTCCGACATTCTCTGCGATTGTTTTTAATTCGCCTACAACTTCCTGCCCCGATTTAATGGCTTCCATCGCAGATTTATAGAGGGTTTCCGTAGATGCGTTATTAACATCTTTAACAGCATTGTTAAGATTCGTCTCTGCAGTACGCAAAGACGAGTCCACCTGATCGACGTCCTTGTTGCTTTGTTGTTTTCTCATTGTATCGATCATGATGTCTTTGAATAACCGCATGTTTGTTTCTTCTTGAAGGTCAGTTAAAAAGGCTTCCTGCCCTTTCATTCGAATTTCTTTGGTTACTTCCTCAACGGTTACGCCATCTAACGTTTTATAAAACTCTTTTGTTTTCTTAAACTGATCGACAGTTCCGGCAGTTCCTACAACAGAAAAAGCACCACCCATTACTGCGCCGCCAAGAAATGCGCGCAAGGCATCGGGAACATTGATCGCCGCAGGAGTGTCGGCATCAAGGCTAAACCAGTCGATATCGGGATCGGTGAGCGCCTTCGCAAGCAACCCCTGCCCGAACTCTGACAAGACTTCCTCCAAGCCTTCTTCTGCCGCCTGCTTTGCAAGTCGCTTGCCCCAATAAATAAACGCACTCTTAACCGGGGCAGACTTGAGCGTGGTTGCTAAAGCCTTCGCGCCAACCTTGCCTAGTGCCTTTCCCATTATTGGAAATATTTGTTCGGTTGCGGCTTCAACAGCGCCTACGCCGATAGAATATAATATGATTTTTTCTTTTGCATCAAGGTCTAGCGGGATTCCTTTCGCAATATACTCTTGCGTTTTTTGGTCGATAGCGGATTGTTCCATTGACCCGAAGTTAATAACGGCACCAATGCCATACGGGATCATAGAAGTAAGGGTATACGGCATCGAGGAACCGAGTTCGCCCAAAAACTGAACAGCGGCATTTTCTTGTTTCATGTCAACGAGTGTGTCCATGTCCTTCTCGAAGGACGATCTTTGTGTTTTGATTTCATTTTGAACGAGTTGAAGAGCAAAGTCCGACAACCGGGAAAGCCGGGAAACAACATCCTTTGATGGCTTAATTCCGCCGCCACCTGTTTTTATATCGTAATAATCTTCAACGCCACGATCCCATATTGCGCCAATGCTTTTATCGTCACTTTTTACGAACTCTTTCATGCGCTCGGTTGTTTGTGCAAGAAGTCTTGCTCCGCCCAACAAAAAATCTGCGCCATTACCAAGATGGTTCATTAGCCCTTTTGCGCCCTGTGCCGCTAATCCGAACGCCCAATTAAAACTAGGATTGTCTTCTACAATATCTTCTGCCGCAGAAAGTCCCCATCCCCACCATTGCTTGTGCGCATCATATATGTCGCCAAGTATTGGCACGTTTGAAAAAGCAGACTTTTTCTTTGTGGGCGATTCTGAAAAAGAATAGTCTTCTTCTTCCATGCTTGCTTCATCGGTCGCATATGAATATTTAGAAAAAACGGACTCTGGATTAAACGGGACATAATCATCTCGAACGACGCCCGCCCTTGTCGGCGAGATAAACGAAGGCGCGTTAAAGCCCGGCGTTTCTTGCGTATAATCCGGAATCGATGATAACGTCCCCAAGAAAGAGGTAAAATCATCGGGTTGGTTTTGTGAACTATTCACATAACTATTTGCCATAAATCAACCTACTTACCATGCGAGCGACGAGCCGGATTGCTTCATTTTGTACAAGTTACCAAGAAGTTCGGTGTAATAATATTCACCGCTTGCCGCGACAATTTTATTTCGCTCATTCCGTGCCGCCTTAATAGCGGCACTGACACCCTTATCATCTGCCATGTTTGTTAAGTAATCTAATGTGCTCAAATAATTTGCTTTCATTTCTAGCGAGGAGTTGAGTTCAGATGTGCCTTGTACGGTAGCATAACTTGGCTGTACATATGTATCAAGGTATGAAACGGCAATCTCGGCTTGTCCCAAATCTGATGCCATTGACGATATTTTATAGGCATCTGATTTTATTGCATTTTCTTTTTTAGTTAAAATCGCCTGACTGATCGAGTCATTATAACTTGCGCCTGCATATATCCCGTATGCAGAAAAATACGCGGCAACTTCCTTGGAGGCGCTTCCTGATTTCTGCCATTGAGAAGCATACTCGCTAAATTTGTTTTGTTCTATTTTGTTTGTATACAATGCATTGGCAATTGCCGCCTGTTGCTGTTGTTGCTGTGCCTTAAGCGCCGCCTGTTGCTTTTGTAGAGCAAGGCTTGCCGCCGCGCGATTCGCCGCCGCAATTTGCATCTTGCGATTAAACTCTTCCTTCTCGATTTGAAATTGAAATTGTGCAGTCGCCATCTCGTTTTCAAATCGATTCTGTTCTAGTTGTGCGTTAAACTGCGCGGTTTGAAAGTTTTGCGTCCATGCAGTATTAAGCCTGTCCTGTTCAAACTGCGCCATATTCATTAGCCAGTTTCGATTATCAACATATTTATCATAGGCTATTTTTTCATACTCAACCGATAAGTCCATCATCTTAGCAGAAACAGCGCTTTGCGCAACCGAGGAATACATTCCTCCGCGCCCGATCATGGACTGGATGATCGCGTTTTCCACGTTAGCCATCTGCATCGCAAGGTCTTTGTCGGTGCTTGGGTCATACTCAAACGTAAGCGCATTTAATTGCGCAAGCGATTGATTCTGGTCTGTCATGCTAGGAACAGTAACATCGCCCGCAGGAGTTCCAGAAGCGCCTTCTGTCGCTGTCGTTGTTGTGGTTGACGTTTCTCCCTGACCCGCACCGGGCACCGTTGGAACCTGTATTCCCACGGAGGCTGACCCGCCACCACCGCCGCCACCGCCGCTACCGAGAGACGGAATTTCTATCGGTTCTTGGTTTGCCAAATAATCCGCAAGCCATTCCGCGCCTGCATTGGCAGGCGGCTCAATCGCTCCGAGTTGGTCGTTGGTTAGCCCTTGAAGTTTATTCGGGTCAGTAACACCCGCGTTGATGGCGGCTAACTGTGCCGGGTTGGATGCTATAAATGACTGTGACGGCGCAAAAGGCGTAGTTTGCGGAAGTTCCGGAATAGACGGAACAGCCGGCGAAGGAACAGACATCGGAGACGGCGCAGGAACAGCCGGCGAAGGAACAGACATCGGAGAAGTCGCAGGAACAGCCGGCGCAGGAACAGCCGGTGCAGGAACAGCCGGTGCCGGTGCAGGCGTAGGCGCAGGCGTGGTGGGGGTAGCGAGCCTGTCAATGGTTTCCTGTGACGCTCCCGCGTTTGCCGCCGCTTGTTGTGCCGGATTATATTTTGCTGTTTTGCCCGTCATGTTATTCACTCCCATTCCTATATTATACGCTTAACGCAAGCCAATTAACAGATATGCCACTAAAGCCAGAGCCGCCAATCGTAACTTCAAACCCTGTTGTGCTTTCGTTTCGTATTTTTGCCGCGATAACGCCAGCCGTTTCGCTGGCGATTCCGGGAAATACTTTAACCGTTGTTCCCGTTGGAAACGCGGTTGGGAAAGTAACGCTTGACCATGCAGACGAAGAAACGCTTGCTTCTGTTCCAAATTGCATTTGTGGCAGTTCGGTTACTACCTCCGTGCTTCCCGTTGATTTTGTATGTTTGATTGCATCCGGATCAACAAGAAGTTTAGATGTATGGTCGTTCGTATTGTCGTATCCCTGTATGATTGCATAATCGTCTGCGGCGGCAATGTCTGAAAAACCAGCCGTTTTAGAAACGCCAATCCGCGATATGGAAGCCCCGCCATCGCTATCAATAAGTTCTGCCTTTGCGTTTTTATATTTAGAAAGCAATTCGCAATAATATTCATAATCGCCGCCCCCGTAATCAAGAATACGCGAGACCAATGAGAATACTGGCATTTCGGGTTCTTCTTCATCGCTTGTTAGATATCCGAGCATACCATGATATTCTATGCCGGAAACAGAAACGTCGCCAACAGTTGCATAAAAATCAGGACTATCACTATTGGTTAGCACTTTCGCAATCAATCCGACATCGCCACCCACATTAGTAAGCCCGCCGATAAAGTCATCCGAAGTCAGATCGTAAA